TGTCCGCTGTCTTGCGGGCCACCATGGACTGTGCCGAGGAAAGGAGCGAGGCTGTGATGCGCTGCCCGGCAAGATATGTCGGGTACTGCTCAGCCATGCCGCCTCCTTACAGTGAAACGATGGTCGGATAGGCCAGGCGGACATCAGTGCCCGCGGTCTGCGCTTTGGTGATCGAGTTGACGGAGCGCGTCACCGTGAAGGTCTGCGTATCGACGAGCTTGAAATTGTCGAATTGAATCTGCGGACTCACGTTGGTGTTCGATGCGCCCGTCAGTGCCCTGACGCCGACGCTCTGCGGATCGCTGGCGAGGAACGGGTAAACGGCCGCCGTGTCGGTGGTGGTGAGGTGCCACATGTTCTGGTTCGGGGTTGTGGCATCCCATACCGATGCGCGCAGCGTGGTGCCGGAAATCTTGAAGTGAATCCGGTAGAAGCCGTTCGCCGCGTACGTGTCCGACGGCGTGTACGTTCCCAGCAGTGTTTCGTTGCTGTTGATCCGCTTACGAATCGTCAGAATGAGCGTGTTCGTGGTCGTGAATTCCAGCCGCGCCATGTACAGGTTGTTGCTGTCGATGGCACGCAGGATCGGACCGCCGTACATCGAGTCACCCGTAGCAGTCGCCGAGACAGCGACGTCCACGTACACCTCCTGCGAAGCCCGAGGGCCCGCGATCAGTGCCAGGTGGCTTGTGTTGGCCGTCGGGTGGGTGGTGACACCGATGCCGGAGCCGACGGAGTAGTCCGAGGCCAGACCGCCAGTGGTGGTCCACGCCTGGCCGGAGTCCGCGGACCCCCACCCGTTGGCCACCGTCCGCCCGAAGGCGTCGGTGATGTACGGAGACACAGCCGTCACCGTCATGACCTCGCCGCCCACCCGGATGTCCCAGGGCACCTCGGCGGTGTCGGTCGTCCACAGCGCGTAGCTGTCGTCCGTGGGGATGACGTACGCCGTGGTGGCATTGGACGTCATGTCCGAGAGCAGCGCCGAGCCGTCGGTGTCGATCCGCGACAAGGAGCCGTCGAGCACACCCACGCGGTACGGGCTGGCCGGAGCGCAGACGAAGGTAATCCGATGCTCGAAGTGCGTGATCGTCTCGTCGAACCCCAGGATGATCTGGTCGATGTCACCCGGCGGCAGCCAGAACGGCAGGTTCTGGACGACGATCCGGTCACCCTGTCGCAGACCCAGGACGGCCTGCTTGAGCGCCGGGTTCGTGGTGAACGAGCTGTGGGCCAAGTTGACCGAGATCTCGGGGTACCGCGGCTCGTCCACGGTGCCCATGTGCACCCGCCAGGCAGCCTGGCTCAGCGCCTCGCCGGTGTCCTGCAGATTCAGCGTCACCTCATCGCCGTACTCGCCCACACCGGCCGGTGGCTGGGCCGTGCTGAGGTTGCCCACGGTCAGGGAGTAGGTCTGCGAGATGGCACCGATGGTGACGGTGATCTTGTTCTGGATATACCGATCATCCTCGACCGGCGTGGGAATTTCGGAGAGGTTGAACCCCGTGTAGGACAGGGTGAGTTGAGCATCCTGGTTCTGCAGCGAGGCCCTGGTGCGGTAGCCGAGCCCCAGGTTTGGCATGCTCTCGTAAAGCATGCCGCCGTCGGCCAGCTCGGCTTCCTGTAGGACGTCGAGCATCTTGCTCTTGGGCTGGTTGCCCATGAGAACCGTGTCGCTGAGGGCACCCACTGACTCGAAGGCGATGTTGTTGTCCGAGCACACGCGCTGCACGCGGTTACCGGCGGCCTCACCGATCGGGTTCAGCCGTACACCCAGGATGGTGTTGGGCGTGATGGTGTCCTCGACCGTGACATGGCCGATGGCGCAGTCCGACAGGCCGGTGGTTCCATGCGGGCTGGCCGCGGAGGTGCTGGCCGGGCCGAAGCGGACCTGCGTGACGCGGGTCAGGTGTTGCGCGGGCATCGAGTCGGTGACGTCGTAGCTGATCTGCGCGTCGATGTCATAGATGCGCAGCGCCCGGTCAACCGCGGTGCCGTTCTCCTGCAGCTCGATGGAGATGTACAGCCGCTTGCCGCGGACATCGACCGTGTTCTCCAGATCGGCGCCGATGTCCGTGCCGTCGATCTGCATCCAGTGCAGGTTCAGGCCGTGGCCAGTGCCGCCAAGGTTGCCGTAGTAGACGTCGAGCATCTGCCAGCCGCCGTAGTCCAGCTGCTGGACCTGGCAGACCACGGTGCCGTTGACCAGGCCGTCGGACGGGATGGTGCAGAAGAACCGGACCTGTGTCGCGGTCGGATCGTCGTACCGTGGTACGCCGCCGGTCAGCACGGTGCCGGAGGTGAGGATGACCGGGTCGGACGACGGGAATCCGTCGTATCCGGCCAGCGTCGGCGAGCCGGTCCAGGTCATCGCCGAGCCGGTCGTCAGAGTGCTGGCCAGCGTCGTGGCGTCCTCGGCGTCCTCACAGGGCCAGTAGGCCCGCAGGTTCGCTGACGGGTAAGTGCCGATCGCCGTACGGACCAGCGAGTAAGGCGGTATCGGCCCCTGCGACAGACGACGCAGGATGCCGTTGGCCTGGATCTCCGTGTAGACATCCGTGCCGGTCGGGTCCCAGCCCTGCGGCCACAGCGAGACCTCACCCTGGAACCGGTAGCTCTTGCCACCCAGCCCGTTGGGCACCGACACGCGGATCGGGGTGTTACGCCCGATCAGCCCGTAGTAGACACCGGCCGGGTACCTCGGGCTCCAGCGACCGTCACGGTTGTTCAGCAGCATCGTGCAGGTGGCCTGCTCGGACGTCGAGCCCTCGTCGCGGCGCCCACGCGTGATCGCGACGTTGCCGTTCTCGTCGCGGACCATGACGTACGAGGTGATGTCCACCCAGGCGCCGCTGATGTACATCTCGACCTGGATCGGCTCTTCGTTGCTGGCTTCTCCGGAAGCAGAAAGCGGCCCGGCAATGCCGCCCATGCGGCGCTGCCAGGCCATGGCGAGAGGTGCAATGCTCCCCGGCATGATCGGACCTCTCGATTACTCGTCCCAGCAGATCCAGCACCGCATGTCGACCGCCGTCGTCGGCGTGGTCGCGCGCACGCGCAGGAACTTCGAAACGGCGATGATGGGGCGCTCGTCCGGCATCCACTGGTAGGTGTAGACGAGCGGGGATTCCCCGGAGACCGAGCTGAGCGACACCGCATCGAAAACACGGGCCGCAGTGGTCGAGCCTTCGACGGTGGCGGTGTAACCGGTATTGCTCGCACCCAGCGTCAGCAGGGAGGCCGGAGCATTCGGATCGAGCGGCTGAACACCCGCGGCGACATGAGCAGTCACCGTGGCGGCCACGTCCGTCTGGATTAGCTCGACGATTGCATCCGCGCCCGGCGGGTCGTCCACCGAGAATCCCCAGGAAATGAGCTGAATCTGCCGTGTCGAGGGCGTCGACAGCTGCAGCATCGTCTTGATGGCCGTGCCGGTGGAAACGGACGCCTGAGCGGCCGTCGTCGGCATGGGTCCGTTCCACGTCTTATACCGGTGCACGAATACCGTCCTTCATCTGCTGCCGAGTGGCAGAAAAGAAGAGGGGCCCCTTACGGGACCCCTCTTTCTGATGCGCTACTTGCGGCCGAATACCTTCTGCACGTCGCCGCCGCGGGTACGGACCACGCGCCGGTTGGTGTCGAGGATGATCTCTTCCCAGAGCTTTCCGCCGATGTGGATCGGAATGACGTAGACGCCATCCCCGCCACCTCGTGCGGAACCGGCCGCGCCGCCCTTGGGAACATTCAGCATGGATTCCCAGGCGCTCGGAACGCTCTTGTTCTTCTGGATACCGAGAGCGAATCCCTCGGCGGTGTGGTGGCCGACCTTCATCATGACGCGAGAAGGAGACTTGATACCGAGGGCCTTCTTGATGGCCTTCTCCATCGACTTCGCGATCTTCATCATCGCGTCCTCGATGTCCTTCTTCTTCTTGGTCAGACCCTTGACCAGACCCTCGGCCGCCTTGATTCCCGCCGCATACATCGAGTCCGCGGCCGTCTTGCCCGCGGACTTCGCATTGGCGTTGATCTGCTTCTGCATGTCGTTGATCTGGGCGATCTCGCTGTCGGAAGCGCTCA